TGAGCTCTTTCAATACGGCTTCTTTTTCTTCTTTAGTATTGGCGTTCATGCGCTGCCTGATTGAGTCTCCCGCCATTACCGCAGCCAATCCGAATCTGAGCGGAGCGTTAACGGAAAGTTCTTGAGCCGCGGCAATGGCCTTTCCTCCGGCCTTGTAGTAGTCATCAATATTGAAATTAGGATTCTCCGACGTCACAAGCCACTGGGCATCCAACGCTAGGAACTTGCCGGTTTTTTCCCTGAGGTCGTTCTCTTGCTGGTCAATATTTCTGATGCAGCTTTCTATGGTGGATAAGCTCAATGCTCGTTCTGAGGAATACCACGTCAGAGCAGCGGCAAAAAGTGCCGCGAATGCAGCAATGCAGGCAGCGAATATCGCTTCGGGGATGCGGCTTCTTGTTATTGATGAGGGTGCATACGTTTCAGTCATACCGATTCCTTGACTATGAACTGCTCATTTGATCGTAATGAGTCCAACTGATCTTAACTGCATCGATCTTAAAACCTACCCGCTCCGGCGGGTTTTTTATTGCCCGCAAAGCGGGCGACACATACCCAAGGGGTGTATCAACGTGGCAGAAGAAAACGAAATCGACCTGGAAAATCCGGCAATCAAGGCCGCTATCGCGACTGCCGTTGAAGCCTCCGTTACCGGGCTGAAAACCAAGAACACCGAGCTACTGGGCAAGCTGAAGGACACTTCCAACAAGCTGACCCAGTTCGAGACCCAGTTTGAAGGCATCGATATCAACGCCGTCAAAGGCCTGCTCAGCCGCGCCGGCCAAGACGAAGAAACCAAGCTGCTGACCGAGGGCAAGGTTGACGAGGTCTTCAACCGCCGCACCGAGCGCCTGCGGGGTGACTACGACAAGCAGTTGAAGACCATTACCGAGCGCGCCGAGAAGGCAGAATCCTTCGCCGCCAAGTTCCAAGGCAAAGTCCTGGGCGACTCGGTCCGCGGCGCAGCGCTGAAAGCCGGTGCTCTGCCAGAAGCAACCGACGACATCATCCTGCGCGCCAAGGGTGTGTTTAGCCTCAACGAAGATGGTGAAGCAGTCGCTGTAGATGAGTCCGGCCAGACCATCCTCGGCAAAGACGGCAAGACCCCTCTGACTCCGCTCGAGTGGGCGGAATCTCTGCGTGAAAGCGCACCTCACTTGTGGCCAAGGGCTACAGGCACATTTGCCCCGGGCGGGGGTAGCGGCAAGGCTGCATTCAAGCGCTCCGAAATGACCTCCGAGCAGAAGCGCGACTACCAGCGCAAGCACGGCCAAACCGCATACCTGCAATTGCCCAAATAAGGGGATTGACCCATGGCTACAACTGTTAACAGCGACCTGATCATCTATAACGATGAGGCGCAAACCGCATACCTGGAGCGTGTCCAGGATAACTTGGACGTGTTCAACGCGTCGTCCAACGGTGCGATGGTGCTCGACAACGAGATGATCGAGGGCGACTTCCGCAAGCGAGCCCTCTACAAGCTCAATGGCTCCCTGGAACACCGCGACGTCAACTCTGAAGGCAAGGTAACCGCCAAGAAGATCAGCGCCGGTGAAGCGGTTGGCGTTAAGGCTCCCTGGAAGTACGGCCCGTACCAGACCACCGAAGAGGCTTTCAAACGCCGCGGTCGTCCGGTCGAAGAGTTCTCCCAGATCGTAGGTGCCGATGTTGCCGATGCGACCCTTGAAGGTTTCATTGAGTACGCTACTGCCGGCCTGCGCGCAGCGATCGGCTCCAACGCTGAAATGGTGGTTGAAGCCAATATCGAAACCGACGGCAAAAAGACCCTGACTCGCGGTATGCGCAAGTTTGGCGACAAGTTCGGCCGCATCGCGCTTTGGGTAATGCACTCCAGCGCCTATTTCGACATCGTTGATGAAGCGATCACCAACAAGATCTACGAAGAAGCTGGTGTCGTGATCTACGGCGGCCTGCCGGGCACCCTTGGCAAGCCGGTTCTGGTGACCGACAAAGCCCCAGTGGACGTGATCTTCGGCTTGCTGCCAAACGCCATCACGATCACCGAATCCCAAGCTCCAGGTTTCCGTTCGTACGAAGTGAACGACGAAGAAAACCTCGGCATCGCCTACCGCGCTGAAGGCACCGTGAACATTGATGTGCTGGGTTACAGCTGGAAAGCCACCACTGGCGGCTCCAACCCAACCCTGGCTGCCGTTGGTTCCGCGGCCAACTGGGTCAAACATGCGGGCAGCAACAAGGTCACTGCTGGCGTGATGATCAAGCTGACTGCAAGGCCTCCTGAGGCCGCCGCTTAAGCCTCAAACTCATTGCGCGGTCAGAGATGACCGCCTTGGAGATATACATGGAACTGACTTACAGCAATCAGCTTCAGGGATTCGATCCGGACAAGCGATATCGCAACCCGGAACACTTCGATAAACCAGAAGCAGGCGTTACCAGCGTGCTTGTGATTGGTAATTGGCCGAATGTGGTCAGCGCTTATGAAGACGCTGATGTCGATGTGGTTGTGAAAGACGCTGTTCGGGTCGCGGTTGCAGGTGGTGTGAATCAGGGTGAGCTTGAACAGCTCATTGCCGAATTGCGAGCCGAAAACGATGCAGTTGTCTTCTTGGTCGATGGCCTGAAAGCCGGCGAAATAACACGCCCGGAAACTGGCGAATTGGCAAACTGCTTGTTTGATGCGTTTGAAGCCGTTCAGGAATCGGTTGGCGAGCTGACCACTGAGCGTGACGGCCTGTTATTTACCGTTGATGCACTACGCAGCGAAATTGAAGCGCTTAAAAAGGTACCTGCAGCTGCTCCAACTGGCGATGCTGGAGAAATCGAGGCGCTTAAAGTGAAGCTCGATGCCGCCAATATCACCTATCGTGCCAACGCCTCCAAAGATGCCTTGGAAAAGCTCGTTGCGGATCTGCCCCAAGCCTAATTATGCGAGGAGTCGGAATTTCCGACTCTCCAGTTTTTAAATTCATTCCAGCGAGTTGGATCATGACGCTCATCATCGAGGATGGCACCGGCAAGCCTGACGCCGAAAGCTATGCAACTGCTGACGACTTGGCTCTGTACGCAGTGAAATTTGGCGTGGTGATTCCTGCTGACGTTCCAGCGCAGGAGGCATTGTTGCGTCGGGCTGCTTTGGCTATGGATGGCATGACCTGGAAAGGGCGCAAGACAAGCAGTGAGCAGGCTCTATCTTGGCCGCGCGCGGAAGTGCATCTGGATGGCGAGAACAAGGCATCCAACTACCTGCCTGCGCGTATTCAGTACGGGCAGATGGCGCTGGCGGCTGAGATCCATCAGGACGACATCGATCCAGTAGAGAAGCGCAAAGGCGCCGTGCTACTGGATCGTGTTGAAGGGGCAGTGACGCGACAGTACGCAGCAATCCCATGCACCAGCAACCGGCTATTGCCGGCATCGCCGGATCGGCCGAGCGCTACACAGTTTGCGGATTACCTTCAACGACGAGGATTATTTGCCGTTCGGGCATAGCCGTGAATTTCAGTATTCATAGGTGGGAGTTAACGCTAATATTGGGTTTGTTGCCGAGGCAACTTAATCCAATTCACTCAGCCTGTGTGCAGGCCGGAGAGTCACTATGAAACCTGAATTTCGTATCCGCGAAGTAAGCCGCTATGTCATTACCAGATTTGATGATCGTGGAACTCATCCAATCGCTCAGGTCGATAATAGAGATATTGCCGAGCAGCTAGTGGCAGCGCTTGAATCCAAAGCTGTGGTAGATTCTGTCGAACTCAACACCCCGATTGATGACTTAAATTTCTCCACTCGAACGCGCAACAATTTAATTGCCACTTGTGGTCTCTCAACACTGGGTGACCTGACGAAAATTACTCAAGTTCAGATGTTGACTCAGCGTCGAGTCGGAGTTTCGACTCTGAAAGAAGTTATTCAAGCTCTTAATCAGAGAGGTTTGAAGCACCAGCTTGGAGTGATTTAAAAACCGCCGATACAAAACTAGCCCAGCCTCCGTGCTGGGCTTTTCACATCTGGAGCCCCCATGGCCTTCTACGACGAAATAGCCATGATGGCTCTGGATATGATCACAGAGTTCGGCCAGCCTGTGACCATTAGCAAGACGGAGCTGGGCGAGTACGACCCGGAGCTAGGCGGCGAAGTACCAGGCTCAACCGTTGAACAGGTCGCCCAAGGCATCCTGCTCGACTTCACCGGCCAAGAGTTCCAAAACAACAGCCTCATCAAGCAGGGCGACAAGAAGCTCAAGATCGCCGCGCAGGGGTTGGAGTGGGCGCCTGACTTGCTCAACAAAATAGTGGTTCAAGGTCGCGCCTGGTCAATTGTCCCTCCTTTGAAAGAAATCAACCCTGCTGGGACGCCAATTCTCTACGAGATGCAGGTGCGATCATGAGCCTGCAGTTGAGGCTTTCGCCATCCTTAGGGCTATTGTTGGGTGGACAAATAATCGAGGTAGTAATAGCGTTGTGTTTAAACCTTTTTGCTGAGAGCAAAGTATATGGATATGCGCGGCATCATTACTCTGGTTGGCGTGGCTGCTTTTTTCTCAACTCCGACCTATGCGGATACCGATGTAAAAAAAGAGATAATTGATAGGTGCAAGGTTCAGATGGGGAGTTACGGATCAGCAATGGTGAAAGCTTGCGTTGATCAGGATCTAAGTGCAGTAGCTGAAATTAATCGCATTCCAGACGAGTACAAAAGCACTGTAGCGCGTTGCATGAAGCAAATGCGTCAGTACGGATTTGCAATGGTGAAAGCTTGTGCTGATCAGGATATTGAGGCTGATAAAGCACTCAAGGAGTACTGAGCTTTAACAGAGCCACTGCCGGATTGTTGCCCGCAGGAACAAACCAATTTTTTGTCGTAATTGAACCCGCCATTGAGCGGGTTTTTTTCGTACTTGGTTTATGAGGAGTTGATTGTGTCTAACAAATATTCAAATCAACCCGGCAGCTTCGCTCTGAGCCTGGCTGCGTTTGCCGCCAAGACCAACGATGCCATCGATGCAAGCGTGCGTGAGGTCATCATCGAAGTTGGCAACAGCCTGATACGAATGTCGCCTGTGGGAAATCCTGATATCTGGAAGATCAACAAGATCAGTAGCGAGTACAACCAGGCTGTCGCCGAGCACAACGAAAACCTGCGCCAAAACCCACAAAATTTCGACAGGCGCGGCTATCTCAAGCGCGGGCTGAAGCTCAAAGACGGCATGGGAATACGCGCTCCCCAGGGTTACGTCGGCGGGCGCTTTCGCGGTAACTGGATGTTCAGTATCGGTTCGCCTGACACCTCGACGGTGGACCAGGTCGACCCAGGTGGTAGTCGTTCCATGGCGCGCATCGTCAACGGTGCTTTGCATTTCAATGCAGGGGAGACGGCTTACATCACCAACTCTCTGCCGTATGCCATTCCGTTGGAGTACGGGCACTCGACACAGGCGCCGAATGGCATGGTGCGTATCACCTTGGCCAACTTCCAGAAAATAGTCGAAGAAGCCATCAGGAATAATCAGGCATGAGCCATAAGATCGTCCGTTCGCTACTCGAGGCGCGACTGGCTGCTTGGGCAAAGCTGCAGAAGCCGGTATTGCGGATTGCCTATCAAAACGTGGCATTCAAGCCTGTTGAAGGCGAAACCTACCTACGGGCTTTCTCTATTCCTGCCCGTACAGGGAGCGACGACATCGCCGGGGAGCATCGGGTTTATACCGGACTGTTTCAAATCACGATCGTCACACCGGCAGGAATCGGTACCGGTGCGGGCGAGGGACTGGCAGAGGACTTGGCTGCTTTGTTTGCACTCAATGATCCATTAAGTCGGGGTGACTTCACAGTGCTGGTGATGACTCCTGTCGAGCCTGGTCCTGAGCAACAAGAAGACACCTGCTATGCGCTGCCTGTGTCGTTTCAGTATCGGGCTGACACCTTTTAACCCGCCCATTGGGCAACTCCGTAACCCGCCTTGAGCGGGTTTTGTTATTTCTGAAAGAGGTAAAAACCATGGGCTACAAACTCCCCAACGGCGGCACATTCCAGCATGCCGCCACCTATGCTGCAGCGCTGGCGTTTACCGCAATCAGTAATGCCACCGAGGCTGTGGCCACCGTGGCGGATGCCGATCTGGAAGTGGGTGATATCGTGTTGGTCGAGTCCGGCTGGAGCACTCTTAATGGGCGAGTGGTGCGCGTCAAAGCCGCGACCGCGGTGTCGATCACTCTTGAGGATAATGATACTTCGGACGCGCAAAGCTTCCCGGCTGGCTCCGGAGGCGGAACCCTCAAGAAGATCGAAACATGGGTGCAGATTCCGCAAGTCTCCGACGTGGCGTTTTCCGGTGGCGAGCAGCAGTACACAGATGTGGTCTTTCTGGAAGACAAGCAAGGCCGCCAGGTGCCTACAGACAAATCGGCAGCTAGCATGACGTTGACCATTGCCGATGACCCGGGCAAGCCTTTCGTGAAGGTTCTGGAAGCCGCGGACGCCGGTCGTAAGATCGAAGCTGCGCGCCTCAACCTCCCGGGTAACGACACCATTTTCTATGGTGCCTACACCTCGTTCTCCAAGCAGCCAACGGTGGCACGCAACAACGTGTTGACCCGAACCGTCAACTTGGCCCTGCAGGCCGAACCTACTCGCTACATGGCGTAAGGGGGCAGTTATGGCCAAGTTCAAAATTGCACAGAACCCGACCTTCAAGGCAGACGTAGAGATTCCGCGTGTGGGCGGTCAGGTGATCAAGGTTCCGTTTGAATTCAAATATCGCGACCGCAAGGCGCTGGCTGCGCTGTTTCTCAGTTGGCAGGAAACCTTGAAAGCCGACGAGGCCCGGTTCAAGGAGATGGGAGCTGAGCTGACCATCGTTGACCTGACCGAGGCAGGTATCGAGCGTCAGGTCGATCAGGTCGAAGCGCTGGTGGCTGGTTGGGGGTTCGATGACAAACTCAGCCAGGTTTCAATTCGGGCCCTGGTCGAAACATCGGCCGGCGCCGGGGACGCCATCGTCAAGGCCTATCAGCAGGCCTTCGACCCGGCCCGCCTGGGAAACTGATCGAGGTCGGTCGCGCTCTGTACGAGCCATCTACTTCGGCCGCGCAGCTCAGCATGTTCGGGCTTTCCCCGGGCGACTGCGACGACACCATTGAGGTTTGGCCCGACAACTGGCCCGCCTTCCGGCTGTTCGAAGCAATGACCACTCAGTGGCGGACAGGGGCATGCGGCGCGACCGGCCTCGACTACTCGGCAATCTACGACACGGCAAGCCTTTCGGGCTTTTCCAAAAAAGCCACCATCAAACTCTTCCCTGACCTTCGTGTATTGGAGGCCGAAGCCATGCTCGCCATGTCTGAGCAAATGAACAAAGGATGACGGGATGACTGATATTGCGAGCCTCGGCATTGAAGTCCAGACCGGTGATGTGACCAAGGCCGGCGCCGAACTCGACAAGTTCGTCCAGGCTGGCGAGAAAGCGGAAAAGGCTGCAGAAGGGATTGGCCAGAGCTTTGATAAGGCTTCCACGGCAGCAACCGGATTGGCTGGCGCCGAAACCAAGCTCGGTGAAAGCACAGAAGACGCCAAAGCCCGACTGCTGGCTATGGCCAGGGCTTCGCTGGATTCCAGCGAGTATCTGAAGAGTCTGGCATCCAGTGTTAGCTCCAGCACGTCCGCTATGGATGCTGCGCGTGCGACCACCACCGACTATGCCGCGCTTAATCGAAGACTCAAGGCCGACTCCGATGCACTGGTTGGCACCGTCGACAAGCAAGCAGATGCCAGTCGCTTGGCTGCTGTTGCAACGGGCGTGCAGTCTGAAGGTCTGGTCAAGCTGCTGGGGCAGATCAACCCGACCACAGCAGCGCTGGCGCGTCTCGATGAGCAACAACGCCAACTGAACCAGCACCGGGCTGCGGGCAATATTGATAAGGACGGGTTCAAGGCCTACTCGGCGGATATCGAAGCCGCCCGCGGCAAGATCAAAGGTTTCAGTGACGAGTCCGTCAAAGCCAAAGATGCCACTGACAGTTTCGGCTTGAGTACCCGCGGCGCCCAGCAAAACGTCCTGCAACTGATCAATGCGTTGTCTTCGGGCAACTGGAGCAGCGGTCTTCACGCTATCGCCCGGCTTGGGATCGGTGCCGGTATCTCGGGGGCTGGCATATCCTCGCTGTTTTCCGGCGGTGCTGGCGCTGCGGCTTTGGGCGAGTCGCTGGCGAACATTGCGGACAAGTCCAAGGATGTTGCTGAGAACGCAGGGGATGCCGGGGAGAGCATTTCCGACCTCGCTGAGAAGTCCAATACCGCAGCCGAGTCCACTGAAAACGCCAAGAAGGCACTGGAAGCGCTCAGTGTCAGCACCGGCTCCGTCGGGCTTGGAATGGCTGGTTTAGTAGCTGGGATGCTTGCCGCTGCTGCAGCCGTTGGGGTTTTGGTTTACGGCTACTACCAGGGCAGCAAGGAAGCGGACGCCTACAATAAATCCCTGATCTTGACCGGCAACTATGCCGGAACCAGCGCCGGTCAATTGGCTGATCTGGCGCGGCAGGTCAGCGCTACCAATGGCACGATCGGCGATGCAGCCGGCACGTTGGCCAAGCTCGCGGGCAGTGGCGTGATTGCGAGCAGCAGCTTCAAGGAAATTGCCGATGCAGCCGCGGCAATGGAGGACGCTACGGGCAGGTCGGTGGATGCGACGATTGCCGAGTTTGTGAAAATCGCCAAGGATCCTGTGACGGCAGCCAAAGAGCTGAACGACCAATACCACTTCCTGACCGCCTCGGTTTACTCGCAAATTGTCGCGCTGAAGGAGCAGGGCGATACCACGGCAGCGACCGACCTTCTGACCAAAACCTATGCGGAGACGGTTCAAGACCGATCCAGGCAGATCACCGACAACCTCGGGACGATTGAGCGCGCCTGGAAAGGGATCAAGGATGCGGCTGCCGGCGCGCTGGATGCGACGTTAAATATTGGTCGTGCTCTGACCATGGAGCAACAGGCGCAAGTCATCCGTGATCGCCTCGCAACCAACCAGGGTCGAGGTGGGCGACCAGCAGCACTTGGGCTTGAAACCAGAGACATAGCCAAGGACCAGGCTGCTCTGGCTTACCTTGAGCTGCAGATCGACGCCGAGAAAACCAAAAGCACCTATCTGGGCGAGCAGAGAAAGATTCAGGATGACTCTCTGAATGCGATGATCAAAGTCGATGCACTCACCAAGTCGTCCTGGACCAACGAGCAAAAAAGGACTGAGGCGCTCAAGGAGTACAGAAAGCAGCTTGAAGCCATTCGCAAGGCGAATCCGGACGATGCGCGCCTGAATCAGGGCGCTATCGACAAGAACATCGCGAATATCAATACAAGGTTTAAAGACCCTAAAGGCAGTTCCGCCGGCGCAGTTGACCTCACGGAATTCAACGCCCCCCAAAACGCAATCAAGGCCATTCTGGCCGAGTACGCGAACGCCCAAAAAGAGCTGGATGCTCTGCAAAAGGCCGGCCTGGTTTCGCAGGAAGAGTACAGCTGGAAGCGCGCGGGTCTGATCGGTAATGAAAAGGACGAGATCACAGCCGCGTATGAGGCCGAGATTTCTGCGCTCGAGTCGGCCAAAGCCAGAAAAACTACTACAGCCGCTCAGGCTATCGAACTGGACAAGAAGATCGCCGACGCCAGGACCGACATGGTTAAGGCTCAGCATGATGCTGACAGCCAGCTCAAGGTGCTGGAGATCAATCAGGAGGGACGTCTTAAAAAGCAGACCTTGGCGATCGATAGCTACATCGATGCGCTGGCGCGGCAGAACCAAGCGCTACAGCAGGCCGGTCAGCGCGCGGCGGCTGGTGTTGGTCAAGGTAATCGGCAGAACGCACTCAATGGTGAACTCAACGGCATCGAAGACAGGGCCAACCAGCAGCGACTGGATCTGGCACGGGACAAGGCTGATGCCGCGCGCAACATGAGCGCGGATGAGTACATCCAGAAACTGGCCGCGATCAACAAAAGCGAATCAGACCTCAAGGAAACCACCCTCAGCAACTACCAGGAAATGTCTGCTGCCCAAAGCGACTGGCGCAATGGTGCTACCTCGGCTTTCCAGAACTATCTGGACAGCGCTCGGGACGTTGCCGGCCAGACGAAGGCTCTCTTTAGCAACGCTTTCAGCTCAATGGAAGACGCAGTCGTCAATTTCGCCATGACTGGCAAGCTCTCGTTTGCTGACTTCACCAAGTCGATTCTGGCGGATATGGCTCGCATCGCTGCGCGGCAGGCCGCCTCTGGGTTATTGAGCGGTCTTGTCGGTAGCGCATTTGGTTCGTACTTTGGAGGTGGCGGCTCAACCGTAGGCACATCGGGCTTCAGTGAGAACCTGGCTCCTGTGAGCTACGGCGGCGGCCGTGCCGCGGGCGGTGGTGTTGCGCCGAACACCTTGTATGAAGTGAACGAGAAGGGGCCGGAGCTTTTTAACCAGGGTGGCAAGTCGTTCTTGATGACAGGTGCCGCGGGCGGCAGCGTGACACCTCTGAATGCTGGTGGTGGCCCAGGTATCGCTGCAATGAGCGGTGGTGGAGGAACCACGGTCAATCTAAGCCTGCCTATCATGGTGATGACCGATGAAGAGTCAGGCCGCCCGGAAGGAGCAGAACTCGACACCGAAGCTTTCCAGCGCAACATGCAGGAGCGGATGCGTACCGTAGCCAAGGAAGAAATTGCCAAATCTTGGCGTCAGGGCGGAGTCAGTAGCCGCAACGTAAAAGGATGATTTATGGCGATCGAAACCTTTATCTGGCAGAGCGAGAAAGGCGAGGGGGAGGTCAGGCAGCGTGTTCGTACGAAGAAATTCGGCGATAACTACGAGCAGTCTGTTTCAGACGGGATAAACAACAAATCCCAGACCTGGCCGTTCATGCACACCGGCCCCAAAGAGAGGATCAAAGCCATCATGGCGTTTCTTGATCGACACCAAGGAGCAAAAGCTTTTCTCTGGACGCCGCCGCTTGGCGAGCTTGGTCTGTACAAGTGCAACGGCTACAAACCATCGCCCCGTGGCGGTCAGGTCTATTCCCTGTCGGCCACGTTTGAGCAAGCGTTTCACCCCTGAGGTAACCCCCAATGGCATTAATCACGGACATCCAGAAACTGGAGCCCGGCGGCGAAGTGCGCCTGCTTGAAATCGATGGCAGCGATTACGGCGCAGATATATTGCGCTTCCACGGGCATGCAATTCCGCACACCCCGGAAGAGTTGGCCGCTGCAGCCGGCTCACCGGGCGATTTGCCGGCCAAGTCGATCTTCTGGCAAGGCAACGAGTACGCCGCTTGGCCGGTGAATATCGAAGGCATTGGCGCTGACAGCGATGGCAGTGCGACGCGCCCCACCTTTGTCGCGGGTAATGTCAGCGGCCGGATCACAGCGCTGTGTCTGGCGTTCGAAGACCTGCTCAAGTTCAAACTCACTGTGCGCGAGACCTTGGCCCAGTACCTCGATGCGGAGAACTTCCCTGAGGGCAACCCGACTGCCGACCCGACTCAAGAGGCTCTGGACGTCTGGTTTATCGACCAGAAGACCGGTGAAGACGGCGAGCAGGTGCAGTGGGATCTGTCGTCGCCGGGCGAGATCGACAACCACGGGTTGCCTGGCAGACAAATGACGACGTTTTGCCACTGGGCTATGACAGGTGGCTATCGAGGGCCGAACTGCAGTTACACCGGCGGGCTGATGTTTGATGACGAAGACGTCCCGACCGACGACCCAAGCAAGGACATCTGCAAAGGCTGTCTGTCGTCCTGCAAATTGCGCTTCGGCGAAAACGAAGAGCTACCCCACGGTGGATTCCCCGCTGTGTCCCTCATTGCCCGGAGCTGATCATGCGCAAACACATCCTGAGCGCGATACAGGCGCATGCGGCTGCCGAGTACCCGAAAGAGTGCTGCGGCCTGCTGTTGGCAATCGGGCGCAAGCAGCAGTACTTACCGTGCCAGAACATAGCCAGAGAGCCGAATGAAGAGTTTCGTATCGATCCCGAGGACTACGCCACGGCGGAAGATCTGGGCGAAGTGATCGGCATTGTCCACTCGCACCCGGACGCCACCAGTCGGCCGTCAGCACGCGATCTGGCCATGTGCGAGGCGACGGGACTGCCCTGGCACATCCTGAGCTGGCCCGAGGCGGATCTGCGCAGCATTACCCCGACTGGTAGCACGCCGCTGCTGAATCGTCCATTCGTGCATGGTGCCTGGGACTGCTGGCAGGTTTGCGCTGATTGGTACAAGCGCGAGTGGGGGCTGGAGTTCGAGGCCTTCAAACGCGAGGACGGCTGGTGGGAACAGGCCGACGGCCCGAGCTTGTACGAGCAGGCCTACGAGGTTGCTGGGTTCTATCGAGTTGACCAGCCGCGGCGAGGGGACATGATCGTTATGGCCGTGGGGCGGACCGCGCACCCGAACCATGCAGGGATATACCTGGGCACCGATGCGGCACTCTCAGACGAGGAGTCAAACACCTTCGGCCCTGGGCCATTCCTGTTGCATCACCTGTACGGTAGGCCTTCCGAAATCATAGTTTTCGGCGGCCCGTGGCATGACCGCACTCGCCTGATTCTCAGGCACAAAGATGCACAACCAACCACATGATGCGGCCAGCCGCAGGAGACTTTATGAGTCAGCCATTTGCAATGACTGAAAACGGGCAGGTCGTTCTTTCGCAGGTAGCAGTTGATGACGCCTGCGTTTCGCAACTTATGGTTTCTGGCGTCGGGATTGAATTGCCAGAGGGCTGGGCCGAGCACTCACAAGAGAAAGCCGACCTGTTGGAGCGCCGGCTTTCAAGGTTGGAGCTTGCGCTTAATCTAGGCCCACTTAAATAGGTTGCTTGGCGTTGCCAAATACCTGAGAAATCAAAGTGCTATTCGGTCTTACGCTGAATGCAGATCCCATGCTCTTTGCAATTGTCATGGTCCTAGCTTGAGCTGCATCCAAACCTTCTTGCCCCTGAGAAGCAAATAGTTGAGCTGCCAAGCCGTGGACGACTGCGGTCAATGCTTGAATATCCGAGGCGTGCGAGTTCACCACTTTTTTAATTTCTCGCATATCTGGTGTTTCCATTTTGACCTCCTAGGCCTCTAAAGCGCGCCGATGTTGGCGCTATCCCAGTCCTTGGGCTTGCAGGCGAAGGACTGGGAAATCCTTGCGTGAAGGCAGGAGGCTACTATCTGCATTGATGTCGGCGTTACTGGCATTCCATCCATGCTGGATGTCCGGACAGGTACGGGGTACAGTCAGCGTTTTCGGAACAAGGAAGTGATCATGTGGATTTCAAAGTTTTTCGCTGTAGCTGTTCTGGCGCTGGTGCTTTCAGGATGTGCAGGTACAAGTTTTTCGTACGACGATGCAAGGAAGGTTCAGGTTGGGATGACTGAGGACCAAGTCACCCAAATCATGGGGCCTCCTTACTCAGTGGTTTCCCGGGCTGATGGTCAGATGTGGGTTTGGAGTCATGCAAACGGCATGACAGGGGCGAGTCGAGTGATTTCTTTCAGGATGCTGGACGGAAAGGTTGTTGAGGTGCCACCCATCCCGACGAGCTTTAAATAGAACCCACTACACCAAGCAAAAATGAGGGAACGACATGCGAATTTTGATAGGTGCGCTGGCAGTAGCGCTGCTGGCGGGGTGTGCCTCTTCACCCATACCGGTCAGCCAGGCAAAGCCGGTTCCATCTGATGAGCTTTATGCTTTCCAGTCAAAGCCTGCTGGTGAGAGTGGCGTGATTACAGTCGTCCGGGATTCCGGAATGGTTGGGTCGGGCTGCGATATCGTCGTGTACGTTGATGGGCGCAAAGCCGGCAAGATTGGCACCAGTCAGCGCGCGAGCTTTTATCTGCCTGCTGGCAATTTAAATCTTGGGGCTGGATTGGCAGGCTCCGGGCTGTGTGCTGGCGCGGCGATTCGAACCATTTCGGCCAGTGTTCAAGCTAACAAAGAAAGCCTCTACAGGATCAGTGGTGATATGAGTGGCTTCTACATCGGCCCCTATGTCGATTACAACTGAGTTCACATTTCATAAAACCGCCTCCGGGCGGTTTTTTAATGTCCGGAGAAAAGTAATGGCCGCATCTGCAATTGACAATTCGCCGCTCGAAACCATTCGCCTCTGCGGTGCACTGCGTCAATTTGGCAAGGAATACAGGCTTGCTGTCAGAACGCCTGCGGAGGGAATCAAAGCTCTGTGTATCCAAGTACCGGGATTCGAGCGTTTTATCAGTTCGGCCAAGGCCAAAGGTCTGGAGTTCGCAGTTTTCCGCGGGAAACGAAACATCGGTGAGGGTGAGCTTGGGTATCAGGGCCGCGGCGACATCAGGATCGTGCCGGTAATTACAGGCAGCAAGCGCGCTGGTGTACTACAAACAGTTGTTGGCGCTTTACTTATTGCTGCTTCGTTCTTCACCTTCTGGGCACCGCCGGTAGCCGCCGGGCTTTTCGCAACAGGTGTGGGCATGGTCGCTGGCGGCGTAATCCAAATGCTCAGCCCTCAGGCTGGTGGTCTCAAAACCAGCGCAGCCCCCGAAAATACTCCTGGCAACGCCTTCGGCAGCGCCAAAAACACCACCGCTTCCGGCAACCCAGTGTCTCTGTGCTACGGCCGCCGACGCTGGGGTGGGGCAATCATCAGTGCTGCCATCTACGCCGAAGACCAGATGTAGAAACTCACGAACACCGCGCCGCCCATGAGGCGGTTTTTTATTGCCTGGAGAAAAGCATGGGCGCAGCATCGCTAATTGATATCCACGGTGCCAAGGGTGGATCAGATAAGCCAAAGACCCCGACTGAAGCCCCGGACAGCCTGCGCTCTATTGCCCTGGCGAAAATGCTAATTGCAGTGGGCGAGGGGGAGTTTGACGGGACGCCTACGGCCAAAAACATCTTTCTCGACAACACCCCTCTGCAGGACGAGCAAGGCAATCTCAATTTCCCGAATGTGAACTGGGAGTGGCGCACCGGCTCCGTGGAGCAGCCCTACATCCCTGGGATACCTTCGGTTGAGAATGAGACCAGCCTGGGCATTGAGCTGCGCAGCGGCACGCCGTGGGTACGGGCTATCAGTAATACCCAACTCTCCGCTGTGCGTCTTCGCTTTGCTTGGCCGATGCTGCAGTCAGTTGATGCCAACGGGAACATCAACGGCTACCGGATCGAATACAAGGTTGAGTTGGCCACGGATGGCGGCGCTTACACGCAGGTGCTGAGTGAGGCAGCAGACGGCAAGACCACCAGCACCTATGAGCGCACTCGGCGTATTGATTTACCCAAGGCCGCGAGCGGCTGGCTGCTGCGCGTTACTCGCATCACTGTGAACCAGAACAACAACAAAATCGCCGACACGATGCAGATTGCCGGCATCACCGAGGTTATCGATGCAAAGCTGCGCTACCCGAATACGGCGCTGCTCTACATAGAGTTTTCTGCTGAACAGTTCCGCAATATCCCGGCGATCACGATTGAATGTGATGCACGCAAAATGTCAGTGCCGAGCAATTACGATCCTCGCACCAGGTCCTACATCGGAATCTGGGATGGCACCTTTAAACAGGCATGGACCGACAACCCGGTCTGGATGACTTACGACATCACCGTCAACGACCGCTTCGGTCTGGGCCGCCGGATCAAGCCGTGGCAGGTCGACAAGTGGGAGCTGTACCGCATCGCTCAGTACTGCGATCAACTTGTGCCGGACGGCAAGGGCGGGATGGAGCCGCGGTTTATCTGCAACCTGAACCTGCAAGGCAAAGCAGATGCCTGGACGCTGCTGCGGGACATTTCTGCGATTTACCGCGGCATGACCTACTGGGCGCAGGGCCAGGTCGTTTCGCTATCAGATATGCCCCGGGCAACCGACTTCGATTTCGCTTACACCCGGGCCAACGTCATTGATGGCAAGTTCACCTATGGCAGTGCCTCGGAACGCACACGCTACAGCCGCGCACTGATCAGCTACGACAACCCGGCCAACAACTACGACACCGACGTCACAGCGGTGACTGACAGCAAGTTGCAGCGCCGCTATGGTGACAATCCACTGGAGATCAGTGCGATTGGCTGCACTCGTGAGTCCGAAGCGCAGCGCCGGGGCAAATGGGCGCTGCTAACCAACGTCAAGGATCGGGCGGTGACGTTCAGAACAGGGCTGGCCGGGCGCATCCCGTTGCCGGGGTTTGTGATCCCGATTGCTGACGAGTTGATCGCCGGTCGGCCAGTGGGCGGACTGGTGGCGGCGGTTGGCGGCAAAGTCATTACCCTGGACCGCGATACCTCGGCCAAACCCGGCGATCGCCTGATCCTCAACCTGCCCGACGGCAAGTGTGAAGGCCGCACGATTCAGCTGGTCAGTGGGCGCAAAGTTACGGTCACCACTGCGTACTCCGTCGCGCCTGAACCGGAACTGGTCTGGTGCCTGGACGCTGACGATCTCGCGGTACCGCTTTACCGGGTCACCAGCGTGTCGCGACCAGAGCCCGGCGTATTTGAAATCTCGGCCGTGCAGTATGACCCGAGCAAGTTCGCGCATATCGACACCGGTGCCCGTCTGGAAGAGCGGCCCATCAGTGTGATCCCAATCACCGTGGTGCCGGCACCGGCCAGTGTCACACTGACGTCGAACTCGTCGATTGCTCAAGGCCTGGCAGTGACCACCATGACCATTGCCTGGGAGTCAGTGGCAGGTGCCGTCGCTTATGACGTTGAGTGGCGCAGGGACAGCGGGAACTGGATCAAGGTGCAGCGCACGGGCTCGTCCAGCGTGGACGTCACCGGCATCTACGCGGGCGCTTATCTGGCCCGTGTGCGCGCGGTCAGTGCGTTTGATATTTCCTCAATCTGGAAATCGTCGCAGCTTACCCAACTGAACGGCAAGGAAGGCTTGCCGCCCGCGATCAGCTACTTGACCACTCACAGCAAGCTCTTCGAGATTGGCCTCAAGTGGGGTTTCCCACCAGGTGCAGACGATACCCAGCGCACTGAGATCTGGTACAGCCCGTCCAATAGCCTGGAGAACGCCGCCAAGCTGTCGGATCTGGCCTACCCGCAGAACGACTACAGCTTGCAGAGTTTGGCCGCTGGCGCGCAGTTATTCTTCTGGGCGCGACTGGTGGATCGTACCGGCAATATCGGCCCGTTTTATCCGGTCAAAGACGGGGTCATGGGGCAGGCCAGTGCCGAAGCCGGGCCGATTCTGGATATGATCGCCGGCAAAATCGGCGAGACCGAGCTGGGCAAACACTTGCTCGACCGGCTGGAGTTGATTGACGGTACCGGTCCGGGGTCTGTGAGTGACCGGCTTGATGCTGCCAAAAAGGAACTGGAAGACCTGATCGGTGAAATCACCGATGCGCTGGAGTACGACAACACCAAGCCCTATACCTCGGGCGAAGTAGTGCGCCTGGGCAATCGGCTGTTTCAGGCGATCGCAGCCACCACCGGCAATCCGCCGCCCGATGCGACCTATTGGCTCGACATGGGCACTCTGGCTGAAACCACCAACGCCCTAGTGCTCCAGGTGCAGAAGAACTCGGCGAGCATCGTTGAGCAGGACGGCAAGATAACGGCGCAGGCCGAGCAGCTGAGCGCGATCAACGCCAAGGTCACTGATCCGGAAACGGGACTCGAGGCCACTGCCGGCGGCTTGAGTTCTCTCAAGGGTACAGTTGAAACCCTCGACGGCAAGGTCACGGCCACCGCAGAAAAGGTCGATGGCGTGTACGCGTTTATCGACTCCGGCTCCGCAGGGGATGAGAGCGGTAGCGCCGGCGACGAAACCTCTTCGGCTGGCGCCTGGTCGATCATGTCCGCGATTGCCGAGCGCGACTTTGCTCAGTCAATCAGGACAGATGTGGTTGAGGCCAAGGTAGGTCAGAACGCTGCGAGCATTATCGACGTGGCCACAGCCACTGCAGATGCCAATGCGGCGATGGCCAGCAAGATCAACCAAGTGTCCGCGCAAGTGGGCGAAACCTCTGCTGCAGTTCAGGTTGTGAGTAAGGCCCAGGCTGATCTGGAAGGCAAAGCCGACGCTATGTGGTCGGTTAAAATGCAGGTCAACGCGAATGGCCAGTTGGTCACCGCCGGCATCGGGCTGGGCATTGAAACGGATGCCAATGGCGTGACACAGAGCCAGTTTTTGGTCAGTGCCGATCGCTTTGCAGTAGTCGGCGCGCTAGCCGGTGGGCAGGTATTTACGCCGTTTGTGGTGCAGAACGGGCAGGTGTTTATGCAGTCGGCATTTATTCAGGACGGCGCGATCACCAATGCCAAAATTGGCGAGTACATCAGCTCAATCAACTACTCGCCGGGTGTATCTGGTTGGCGACTGGATAAGGTGGGGACATTTGAGATCAACGGAAACGTGGAGGGGGGCGGAAGGCTGACCATCACCAACCAACTCGTCAGCGTTTACACGCCTGGCGGCTCGCTCAAATTGAGATTGGGGATTTGGTAAATGACCGCAGGACTTGAAACCTACAACGAAGACGGCAGCGTTAGAACCTCCGTCACCGATCGCTTTGGCCGAATGCTAGGTTCGACCACAATCGATATGCCGGCGGGGTATTTGAACCGATTCCAGTCGGGGTCTATTTCAGATGATCGCTTGCTGACGGGTACCCCGTTTGCCTTCTTCACTCCGTTTAACTCGGCCAAGCCTGGAGGGCGTCACGACTATTGTTTTGTGTCGCCCCGGATAGAGTTCTCGGGGGGGACGATGACCTGGAGTTACGTGCGCACGGCGGCCACTGACTTTGCTAATAGAGAGTTCGGGGATGGGCCTCAGGACGGCACCATTCATTATGGTGTGGCCTAAATGACTGCGGGCTTTCAGCTATTCAACGATGACGGCACCACTACGATTGACGATCGCAGCCGAAATATGAGCTTGCGGTACCGGCGATCCTACCCACCCTCTGCCTGGGATTCGCGCCCGAATCTGGTGTATCGAACTATCCAGGTTCAAGTACCTGCGAGTGGCTTCAATGCGCCTGTTTTCGCCATGAAGGCCCAGGCAGGAGATAGCGTCGTACTGGTCTATCAGTACGAGTACAACGGTCTTCACTACCTGGTGTTGGCCAGGTGGGGCAACACAACCATTAGTGGCAATGTTGAAGTCCTTGTTTTTGACGACTATGAACCGAACCGACCCAACTTCGGGCTTGAGGTGTTCAATGACGCTGGGCAGGTGATGTACAACTCGGACTGGCCTGTCATGAAAGTACACCGCTTGATTGTCATTCCACCCAGTATTCCGCTGTTTATGAGCAACACCACGTACACCGTTTCTGACTTTGAAAATACGCCTGACATTGCCCTCGCGATTACCCATAACCGAGATTACTACCACGGCTCTAATGACGGTTACAGCATGACCGTAGGCGGCCGAAAAACAGCGAACGGCTTTGTGTTTTCCTTAATCTGTTACGCCTCGGAATCTGATTCATTCCCGGGTGGTGGCGCGGCCAGGTTCACGGGCTATCTGGTAAACGAACCACTGACAGTGCTGGCGATTGATACCAGGAACTTGCCACCAGCCCCTTTTGGCTGAGGGCCAGCCGTCACTTCACATATAGCCCGCCCGGATGCGGGTTTTTTTTCGCCTGGAGAACTGCATGGCACGACAAGAAATCATCCTGGGTACACCGCCCTCAGGGCTCGGTGGCGATCCGCCTCGAGTGGCCAGCCAAAAGATAAATCACATGACGCAGGAGCTCTATGACGGGCAAGCGAAACTTGGGACCGCGGCTTTTGCAAATACGGGCATTGGCGCGGGACAGTTACCTACCGCCGAGCGCCTTGGCTGCGCACTCACAACTACAACAGGGGACTTTTGGGGCTCAAACACTGGTCAGGGCGTTGATCCAGTCCTGTTCGGACCTAACCCGGGAAATGGCCCTACAGGTGGCACGGGGTATTGGTACAAGCAATCTTTTACATATGCCGCTGGCGGCAACCGTCTAATGATCGCGTGGCCATATGGCACTCCAGGCAGCACCGGAACAATAAAGTTTCGATCTATGTACTCAGGTGAATTAACACCCGAGATTGAGCTTTATCACACAGGTAACACCACGCGTGGCTCGGGCGGCGTACTTTCTGCAGCATCGCCGATTCTGCGTATTGCCAATGTCGCCGATAGCCAGCGCCTCGATCTGCGTGAGCAGACGTTCGAACCTGCCGGCATCTGGGGTGTTGCGAACAGCGAGGCTCGCGGTGTGAGCGTCGAACGGCAGGGTGTCGGCGAGTACCGCATTACTGGCAGCCTTGGTCTTGCTATGGAAGGCTGGCGAACCCAAGACCCCTGTTCACCCGATGGTGGGCGTACCCTGGGTGTCACTTCTAGCCGGCAGGAAACCGACGGTACAGTGATCATCAGCCTGTTCAGGCAGCGTTGGACGCTCTCTGATGACGGCGAGATGGTGCCGGGGCGTGGCGCGCCAATGGATGTTCCGTCTAATAGCTGGATCGACGTCAGACTTGAAATGCCCAAGTCCAAAACACCGCCCCTCGAAGTAGTCACTGAAGAGTAAGTCTCCCGCCTGGTGCGGTTTTTTTTGCCCGGAGAAAGCCATGTCCATCACTGTGCAGCAACTGCTGCAGATTCTCCCGAACGCCGGCCCAGTTGCCGGCGTTTCTACATCCGGAGTTTGACTATGACAAGAATTACAGAGCAGCCAGGCATTGGCCGTAACCTGCTCGCATTCCTCGATGTGCTTGCTTGGTCGGAGTTGGGTAGCGATTACCTGAAACGATCTGATGATGGCTATAACGTCATCGTGACAGGCATCGACGGCAAGCTTGAGTTATTCACTAATTACGCAACGCACCCTTTCTCAAGGGGGCGGAAGTCGAAGCGGATCAACAGCAAAGGGCTGACATCGAACGCCTCCGGCCGCTACCAGCAAATGCTCAAGGACTGGCCGCACTATCGCGATCTTCTGAAACTTCCTGATTTTGGTCCTGTAAGCCAGGACAGGCTCGCCATCCAGCACATTCGAGAATGCCGAGCGATTCCGGATGTCATTGCGGGTCGAGTCGAGGTTGCCATCGATAAGTGCCGAAACATCTGGGCGAGCCTTCCTGGTGCTGGGTACGGGCAACGTGAACACCGGATGCAGGATCTCATTGCGCAGTACGAGCGAGCACTGAGGGTAGTGGCGTGAGCCTGGGGCGCTGGGTAGGCCTAGCTGTTCTGGTGGGGTGTTCCGTTTTTTCCACATGGAAAGTGGACGCCTGGCGTTACGGAAAACAACTGGCCGACCTAAGCGCGGCGCATCAATTGGAGTTCACGAATCTGGCCAATGCACATTCAGCACTGGTCCTCGAGGAGCAAGATAAACGCTTTGCCCTGGAGCAATGGCTGGCAGCCAGTGACCAAGCCCATTACCGAGCCCTGACCGATGAACAAACCAAACAAGCACGCCTGCGTGATCGCCTTGCTACTGCTGACGTGCGGCTGTCAGTCCTACTCGACGCCACCGACTCAGATGGTCGTGACGGAGTGCAAGCCACCACCGGCGCCGGCGGCGTGGTTTATGGAACCGCGAGAGCCCAACTTGACCCAGCGCATGCTCAACGAATTATCGGAATCACCGGCGACGGCGATCAAGGACTGATCGCGCTGCAGGCCTGCCAGGCTTACGCGAGAGCAGTCGCACGATGAGTAACGCTAGTTCGTTCTTTTGCGCATTAAAGAGTGGCAAACTCCGTGCCGGCCGGGGAGGGTCGATCATGAAAACTGTAATGCTGTCTTTTTTGCTGATATTTATTGCCGGTTGCGCTAACCACCCACTGGACTGCGCAACGGGACTCATTGCCTGGGATGACTGCTTGCCAGGAACTAAAGGGTATGAAATTCGGCAACAGAGCTTGAAGAACCTGTCCGACGCCAAGGCAGGTAAAGACTATGTGGATGATGCCAAATGCCGTTCCTACGGAGCAGTACCTGGTAGCGATGCATATGTGAGCTGCCGCGTTCAGTTAGGCGAATAATGGTGGCCGCGTAGAGTGTAATGGATGCATGACAGCGTGAGATCAAAGGTGTGCGAGCATGCATAAATGAAACAGACGATATTGGGAATGATCGAAGCAGGAGAGCCGTTACTCCAGCAGGCTATTGAAGCCATGCGTCACCATCGAGAGGCCGAAGCAGCAGGTAAACCTCCAGCAGAGATAGAACGACTCCGTTTGTTGGCTGACTCGCTCTACCAGGCGGTTACCGACTATCACCCTCGAGCGATTGCAGATGGATCACAGGCACTGCATTAGAACTGCGGAGTGCCACTGCAATTTTTCGTGTTTATGACTTCAGCGGCCTGACCAGCTCGGGCCCCTGGTTTTTCACATTTCCCACAGCGTTTCCAACTGGGTACCACTCAAAGTCCTCAGTTGGCTGGCAACAGCTCAACGCCAAATCTTCCGCGACTTTCCGATCGAGGTTGCTGCCCATCCACTCTCGCGCATGCTCGGGTGAGAACACCACCGGCCGTCGATCATGAATATCGACCATCCCTTGATCACTGGCAGCAGTGATAATCACAAACCCATCCCCTTCATGAGGCTCCAGCCCAGTGTGAACCTCGGCCAACGCCGCGAAGAACACCGGAGCTTGAGTTTTCAGGCGAATGAAGTAGGGCTGTTTCTTCTTAGAATCATCCGGATCCTTGACCCACTCATACCATCCGTCAGCCATGACCAGGGCGCGGCCTTTGGGCCAGAGTTGCTTGAAAAACTTCCCGGTTGTGACTGTTTCCACTCTGGCGTTGATCGGGTCAGGGCGTTTGTCCTTGGCCCAGAACGGCGCCCAGCCCCAGTGGACGGAATCAATCCGTAGTCCCTCATCTACGCTGTGAAGAATACTGACGCGCGTGCCGGGAGCGACGTTGTAACGACCTATGGGCTGATTGTCGTACCCGCTCACGACGATCCGGTCAGGTGCCAACACCTCCAGATAATCAGAAATGCCCTGATGCTGTACAAATCGTCCGCACATGGTGGTGACCTCTCGCAAAGAGAACCTTCTCAGAGCGTAGCTCCAAGTGCTCGGGATGTTCCTCTCGTCGAAAATCCTTACAGACAAATTGACCAAAATCACGCGCCGCAGTTAACTGTATGTACATACAGTTAACTTAAGGCGTGCGTCATGAGCTTCACTTCTCTGGGTCCAATTGCTGAAGGAGGCATTCGCCTGCCTCTTGGTTCTTTCAAGGTCCCGGCCGGATTTCCGTCGCCAGCTGCAGACCATCTCGAGAAGGAAATCTCGTTAGACCAACTGCTGAATATCCGAGCTCCGAACGTTTACCTGGTATCTATTGATGGCGATAGTATGCAGGGCGCCGGGATCTATTCCGGGGATGTGGCCGTTGTCGACCGCTCACTTGAACCAGTCCACGGCGATGTGGTTGTCGCGCTGCTCAATAACGATCCGATCTGCAAACGTCTTTGCTTGCGAGAAAAGAGCGTCATTCTTCAGTCTGAAAACTCGAAATACCCAGACCGGCACGTGTTGGAAGGCGACGATCTTTCCATCTGGGGAGTGATCACTTACACAGTGCGCAGCCATGGCAATTAAGCCAGATCCAGTTTTCGCGCTCATCGATTGCAACAGCTTCTATGCCAGCTGTGAGCGTGTGTTTCGTCCTGATCTGGCCAAGGTGCCCATCGTGGTACTGAGCAACAATGACGGCTGCGTTATTGCTCGCAGCTATGACGCCAAGCCCCACGTGAAAATGGGGGAGCCGTATTTCCAGATAAAGCATCGCCTGGAGAAGCTGGGCATTGTCGCCTTCTCATCGAACTATGCGCTGTATGGCGACATGAGCGAGCGAGTTATGAGCTTGATTGAAGCTATGGTGCCAGCGGTGGAGGTCTACAGCATCGATGAGTCATTTGCTGACCTGACCGGCATAGCTGACGTTTCGGCCATGGGCCGGAAAATACGCAGCCGCATATTCCAATGCACCGGCATCCCGGTAGGTGTAGGGATAGCTCATACAAAAACCCTGGCCAAGCTCGCCAACCATACAGCGAAGCGATTGCAGGCCCAAACCGGCGGGGTCGTAAACCTTTGCGGGGACTTCGAACGCGACTGGGTGCTGCGCAATACAGACGTGTCTGAGGTGTGGGGGGTAGGGCGGAAAATGACCGCACACCTTGAAGCAATGGGCATTCGTACTGCCATGGACCTGGCCAAGGCTGACCCGTGGACGCTGCGTAAAAAATTCAGCATCGTTATTGAGAAGACCGCTCGCGAGCTGGCCGGGACGCCCTGTCTTGAGCTGGATGAGCCCGATCCGCCAAAGCAGGAAATCTGTTGTAGTCGCATGTTCGGCAAACGACTAACTGAACTGGCACCCATAAAAGAGGCGGTGGCCACCTACATGATGCGGGCCTCGGAAAAGCTGCGCGCCCAGAAGTCTTACTGCAAAAAGGTTCGGGTCAGTATCCGCACCGGCATGTTCAATCCGGATGAGGCCAAATACGCTAAGGGAGTGGTGGTCACGCTTCCGTACCCCACAGACGATGTACGTCTGCTCACAAGGGCTGCAGTGGATGCTCTCGATCATGTATTTCAGCCCGGATTTAAGTACAGCAAGGCAGAGGTCTTGCTGCTGGACCTTCGGCAGCCTGGTGAGTTTTCGGACGATCTATTTGCTGTTAACCAGCCGGCAGAAGCATCCAGGGTTATGGCAGTGCTTGATGAAATCAATGGCCGCTGGGGTAGGGGAACGTTGCGTGCGGCAAGTGTGCCGAGTAATCCCGATTGGGGGATGAGGCGGGAGATGATGAGTCAGAGCTATACGACGCAGCTGCAGCATTTATGGAAGGTATTTTGTAGGTAGAGTTGAAATTTGTTTTCAGTCGGCTGGCCACTGGAGGAGAGGGTTTGTAAAAAATCATAAGTAAACCGTTATAATTGTAAGACATCGACCCATAACTGCCAGCCTCCGGCATTTAAGAAGTCAGACGAACCTTTTTTGCTAAATGAAACCGCTCTATCTGGCGGTTTAGGCTTGTAGCTGAGAGTCGTCATAATTCATGAAGTCAAAACCCATAGGATAACCATGAAACTCAAAAAACTATTAGCGCTAGATTTTATCCAGGATTTTGAGTCGTTGTTGGAGACAGATTTTGAGAAAAGGCTTTTCATCGCCAGCCTGAGAAATTACGCGGCCCATGGCAACCCCTTAAGATTTCACAACTTCGCTTATTCAATGCGAGAGCTCGTGCTGCATGTCATCCAGCGAAAAGCGCCGCCAGAAAAGGTCAAAACTGCTAGCTGGTACGTGCGCGAGAGCGATAGTCATGAAGTCACCCGGCGCCAACATCTTAAATATTGCGCTCAATCGAATTTGTCGGATGCATACCTTGGGCAAGTGGTACTTGATGATCTAAATGGTTGTATAAAAGAATTTCTGAAAGAGTTTTTTTTCTTTAATAAATATACACATATTACTGAAAAATACTTCGATGTGTCTCCAAAAGATTTTTTTGAGGGGGTGAAAGATATTATTTGTATCTCGCGGGGCTCTCTCGGTGGTCTTCAAGATATTGAGGCGCTTGTCATTGAGCGCTTAGAAGAAAAAGTTAACAAGGCTGTAGTCTCAACTGCAATTAGTGCAATACCTGAGAGCTTGTCCGAACTTGCAAATCACGTGTGTATCGAATATACCGAAGTGGAAGAGGTTGCGTGTTTAAGAATTGATGAGGGATTTATTCATATTGAAGCCAGGGGGGAGGTTTATGTGATTCAGGAGTACGGGCCCAAGGATGATCTGTGTGAGATAAGTGAAAGCTATCCATTCGTGCTAAGCATGAAGTCACATGTCAGTGATCCGGAAAAGTTTGAAATTATTTCCGAAGAGTTGGAGATAGATACATCTTCTTGGTATGAATGAGGTGCTATAATTATTGCAGCAACATAAATATAGCCATATGTTGGTGTAGAGGGGTTTAGATTTTCGGCTGGTTTTTCTCGTGCTTTGTGAGATGTTTGGTTATGGTTATGGCTGAGAGTGCCGGTTGTCACGCTTAATGGCTAGCTTGTGCTAGCCATAATTGGCATATGGCTATTAGTCGTGCTTGCCGTTTAATACGAAATTGAAGCTCTTAAGTTGCTCCGTACTTAACTTGTCTTCAAATGCACCTTGGCCAACAATCAATACCATACGCGAGCAAATCGCAGAATATTTTTCAATCCAGTAACTTTGTTCTATTAAGCCCAGCCAGTTGTTGTCTTTTTCGTAGGATGGAAGTTTTTCTAATAGATTAATGTAGTATCTTATGGAGCTGGTCATCATTGCTATGTTGTGGAGTAGCGATAATATTGCTTTGCGCGGGACTTCAGTTGTTGGGATTTGGTTGTTTGATAGGGCGTATATTATAGTTCTGAGTGGGTGGCCATAGTATTCGTCGCCAAGGCATATGTTGTTAAATGGTAAGTCCAGTTTTTTTTCAAGTACAATTTCTAATCTAGAAATTGTTTCGCGTGCTAATAGTAGTTTTTGTTGGTGTGCGTTTGAGGCGAAGCTTTTATATACTAGGTATCCTGCTAGAAGTGAGGCTGCAGGTGATAAAATCCCACCCATATACGAGCCGAAGCCACCCCAGTCTTGATTGTTTAGGCTAATACTTACATTGCCCCCAATATACATTGCTAAAAAATATGATATTCCAGCTATGGTCATCACAGCAATAAAGGATAGAAGGGCAAATCTGAACTCTCTCAATGTTTATCCTTTGTATGTAAGTTTAATGAGATAATAGGTAGTATCGCGTACAATACCTTGCCCTTCTGCCAACCTTTTCTAAACAATTTTGTGCTTGTTGTAAATTCAGTATCACCAGAAGGGACAAGAGTCGTTGTCGAACATACCTGGCGTTAGGCTACCTTTTTGCTAGTAGTGTGTCTATCGTCCGCTTTAGTCGATCTTTGCATATAAGCTATTTTTGGATTGTGTTCATTCGGCAGAGCGCAGCAGGGGGGGCGAGTTTACTGGCTTTTAGTAGGCGAAAAGGCAATGCCGGGGATTTACTTAGGCCTTGTAGGCCACTTCTGAAGCAAGCAGTGCCATTGCAAGGAAGCGTAGCAACAGCATGCCATCATTGGGAGTGCAGTAGAGCTGTAGAAAAAAAGCGGTAAGCTGTTGATTCTTATAGGTTAGTTGTGTCGGTTTCGCTCGCTCAATCAAAATAACTAATAAATCCATGTGTTCAATGGTTTACGTTGGATCGGCGGTCAACCTTGACATGGTGGGCCTGCGTGACGGGCAATCGCGAGGATCGGCCCGCCACGATCAGTTCGAACTACCAGCACTCGTCGACAATCACCTTCCCAGTTTTATCCGTCTGGCATACCGTTTTGGTCACTTTGAAGCCCTTCACTGCCATGTGCTTGGTGTATGTCACCCTCCCAACGATGTTCCCTTCAGGGTCTACGACGGAATATACATCGATATCCTCTTCTCCCATGAAGCCTTTGGTGCGAGAGCTATCGTGCTTCAGCTCTTCACCTGGGTTGAGCTTAACCTTGTCCTTTAGCATGGATCGATCCTAATCGGGATTATATGGCCCGTAAAAGTACCACACTGCCCAGAAATTAAGTTTGGTTACAGCGGTCTCGCATTTGTCCAAAAACTCCACTTCTACTGAAGGTTACTGCTTAACGTATTTAAAAGCACAGGAAAGAGGAGGTTTTGTCACCGTCTGAATGCACTGTTATCCTTTTAAAACAGTTTTTTTAGGTGGATACAATCTCTAACATGGGGTGCTAGAGGTTGGGCTGTGGTTGGGGTATTTGAATTTTGGTGCTTTGGCAGGACGCTAGGGGAGGGCGAAAATGGAGAATCGCGGAACAAAAAATCAAGGATCTGCACGAAAAATCTCATGCAAACCCTTGATTTGTTTGGTGCCCGAAGCCGGAATCGAACCGGAACGTCCTTTCGAGCGGGGGATTTTAAGTCCCTTGAATAGTTTTACATGCTTTTGGTGCTGTTTGCCCGGTAGAGTGCAGGGAGTGGTGAGAAAAGCTTCAGTGACTTTTCGAGTGACAGCGCTACTCGTTGTCCAGCAGCGTTAAGCGTCGTTGCAGCGAGCGCCGCGTGCTTGAGTCCCGCATTTACTGGCGCTTAGTAAGTCCAGTTTGAATGGGGTGCTAGGCTGCTAGGTGCACCTTTTTTGCTGAAACAAAGGGAGGTTGTTTGGTCGGCAGAACGCCGTAGGAAGAGTGAAATCAGTTCCGATACTAGATGTTGAGGCCTTATAGAATGCGGTCTATAGAGGCGCTGAAAACTAAAAGTTTCGGAAAGGAAATAGGCTCTAGGCCATGGCCCGTCGCGGTCTTTATATCGGTCTTGAAAACCGTAGGTTATTACTGGCCGATTGCAGCCAGTTACGATGGGTTGCTGTCGACACTTAGCTTACGTTGGCCAAGGGCAGCAATCGGCCCAGAGTGTGTAAAAACGCATTCGTGAACCCTTGCTATGATTTCTGAGGAATTCATCGCAGGGATCGCCCATGAAGCGCTTTATCCAAGGTGAAAATCGAGGCCAAGGTACCTTACTTCCCGAAAGCCTCGACGACTACGTCAGCGATACCAATCCGGTGCGCGTAGTCGACGTCTTTGTCGATGAACTCAACCTGGTTTCCTTGGGTTTTGACGGTGCTATTCCGGCTGACACAGGCCGTCCCGCTTACCACCCCGCAGTCCTGTTGAAGGTCTACATCTACGGCTATCTCAACCGCATTCAGTCGAGCCGACGCTTGGAGCGAGAAGCCCAACGCAATGTCGAGTTGATGTGGTTGACCGGGCGTTTGACACCCGATTTCAAGACAATCGCCAACTTCCGAAAAGACAATAGCAAGGCGATCCGAGGCGTCTGCCGTCAGTTCGTTGTGCTCTGTCAGCAGTTGGGGCTGTTCGGAGAAAATCTGGTCGCCATCGACGGCAGCAAGTTCAAGGCGGTCAACAATCGCGACCGAAACTTCACCAGCGCGAAACTGAAACGGCGAATGGAGGACATTGAGTCGAGCATCAACCGTTACCTGGCCGCGCTCGATACTGCCGATCGGCAAGAACCAAATGTCTCAGAGGCCAACGCCGTGCGACTGGAAGAGAAAATCGCCAAGCTGAAGACGCAAATGAAGGAGCTTCAAGCGATAGAAATCCAGCTCAACGAATCGCCGGATAAACAGGTTTCACTGACCGATCCAGACGCCCGTTCCATGATGACGCGCGGCACCGGAATCGTCGGTTACAACGTGCAGACGGCAGTCGATACTCAGCACCATTTGATCGTTGCACATGAGGTGACTAACGTCGGTTCCGACCGCGATCAACTCAGCTCGATGGCCAAGCAGGCCCGCGAGGCGATGGCATCGGAAACGCTGTCGGTAGTGGCTGACCGAGGTTACTTCAAAAGCGAACAAATCCTGGCTTGTCACGATGCCAACATAACCGCCTATGTGCCCAAGCCAATGACCTCTGGAGCCAAGGCGGACGGGCGTTTCAATATCGATGCTTTCATCTATGACTCGGCAAAAAACCAATACATATGCCCGGTTGGCGAAGCGCTGATCTGGCACTACTCCTACGTTGAAAAAGGTCTGAAGCTGCACCGTTACTGGAGTTCGAAATGCCAGGGCTGCGCGCTGAAGTCGCAGTGCACACCGAGCACGGAGCGACGGGTCCGACGTTGGGAACATGAGGCCGTAATGGAAGAAATGCAGGACAGGCTGCGCAATGCGCCGGATATGATGCGAATCCGTAAACGGACGGTGGAGCATCCCTTCGGGACGCTTAAACAATGGATGGGTGCAACGCATTTCCTGACGCGAAAGCTGGCAGGGGTAAGTGCAGAGATGAGCTTGAACGTTCTCGCCTACAACTTGAAACGGGTCATGAAAATCATGGGGGCTAATGGTTTGATGAAGGCGCTGTCGGCCTGAAAAGGTTCGTTCTGGACGATCTAGATAGCTGTAGAACCTTGCTGAAGGGCACCGATGCGATATTGATCAACTATGGTGCCTTAAGCGGACTCACTTAGCGAACAGCCGTCGGCTCTTCGCGCCGACAAGGCCCTAATGCGTTTTTACACACTCTGGGCCATAAGCTGCCATTCACCTGTCCTCAGAAAGACGCTCAACGTATCCTGCTGAAAGAAGAGAACGAAAAGGAGTTCGAATGAATACTTATTGGCAACAAATTCAAGAAATGATGATGTTTTATCCGTGAGTAGCTGGAACGCATTTTATGATGAGGCCGAGCGTCGAGACCCCTCCCTTCTGTTAGCCCGAGCGATAAACCTCGCTGGTAATCTGGCAGTTGCTCGGCAGGCAGTAGATTTGGGGTGCGGCGCAGGAAAGGAAACGCAGCAGCTTATGCAGTCGGGCTGGGACGTCCTGGCTGTTGATAATGAGCCAGAGGCAATTAATCGTACGATTGCAAACTGCTCAGGGGGGCAGGCCGGAATGCTGACTACCTGCCTCTCGGATTTTGAATGTTTGCCTGCACTACCCAGATCAAACCTGATCCATGCCGGATTAGCCTTGCCTTTTTGTCGGCCCAAAAGCTTTAAGCAACTCTGGGATCAGGTGCTGCATGCTCTGGAACCAGGGGGAGTTTTTGTCGGGCATTTTTTTGGTCCCCAGCATGGCTGG